CCCCAAGCAATCTGAGAATTGTTACTTAGTAGAATTATAGCTTTAATTCTATCTTCTACATTTTCCATTGGTTTAAGTGTCATACCAGCATTAGAAAGTCTAACTTTTATTCTTCCCATTCCTGATAATAGACCATCTTTATTTCTTGCTATAAGTGACTTTACATCTACTCCTAGATGCATAGCTAGTTCTGCTTTTAGTTCTTCTAATTCTGCAATAGCCTCTTTAGAAAAATCTTCTGGCTTATTGAGAATGTCATTCTTGATGTTGTAATTGAATCTGTCAAATGCCCCTTCTTGCTTATTATAGGCAGGATTATTCAACTTACTGTTACTGTCTAATACTGGACGTACCTCTAATCTGAGTGTAGTTTTTAGTTTTTGTAGAATATGCATAGTTCTAGTTTTTATCGTTTCTTCCTTCTTAAAATAAAATAAGAGGGGAGTATTTCATCCCCTCTATATAATTACTGCAATATGATTGGTTTATAAGTCAAACATCTTGATGTATCACGTACCATAACCATCATTTCTGGAGTCATGTAGTGAGTAGAATAACCATCAATAGCTGAATTAATTTCTCCACCAATTCCTTTGTATGGTGATCTCATACCATGAATAAAACCAAAGATGTCATTCTCTTGTTCTACATATATGATTTCAACATTTGAATCTCCACCTTGCATACCCACATTCATTACTGTGTAAGTATAAGAAGATGCAGGACCTTCGAGACCAGGCGTCTGGTCTGCCATTTTGATATTATAACCTGCTTGTGATGGATCATCAAGTGTAGGATCTACTTTAAAGGTAATCAATGATCCATTAGGAGCAACAAAAGAAGTGAAGTTATAATTTAATTCATAACCACCATCTTTACCACGCTTAGCAGCATCCATAACACGCATGTTATTGAATCCCTCTGCTTTAAGCATAATCTGATTCATTGCATGAAGGTATCCAAACTTACCAGTCATTACAACTACTTCACTCTTCTCAGCAAATCCACGAGTATTATCTGACAAGTCAAATAGTACAGAGATAAATTCGTTGATGTCAAACTCAGCATACCACTCAAAGTTACCGCGCTCTAGTTGTTCATCAAGACCCATACCTTGATCTAGTGCAAAACCAGAAAGACCTTTATTCAAGATATTACCAGATGCATCTCTATTAGAACGAGAGTTACGCAATAGACGTTGCTTAGCTGCTTTCATTTGAATACGTTGCTCATACTCTTTATAAGTATCCCAAACATCAAATGTTTTTTGTGAACCAGTTGCATCATCTTGAACAATAACACTCCAAGTTTTCATTTTCTCATCACGTCCAAATGCATTACCTGCACCTGTATCTTGCCAACGTAGCTTAGAGAATGTATTCTCCATTTGGTAAGAACCAGAGTAATTAAATCCAGCACCTTTAGTAGACATTGTTTTCTCTACAAGTGGATACTCTTTAGAGAAGGCTTTACCTACTTCAAAGTTATCTGGTGACATATAGAAGTCAAGAGACTTAGTAATCAATTCGCATTCATAGATATAACCAGTACCATAAGGACGGGGCTCACCTACTACACGGATCTGTCCAACACGAGAGCCTTTCTCACCTACCATCAAATCTACATCTGAAAAGTATGCATCAGGAAATACAAGTTGAAAACGAGATAGACCAATACCAATCTTTGAATTAGCATCAATTGCATTACCATCAATCAAACACTCAGTAAGCGGAATTGACTTAGCAGTTGCTCCTTGAAGTTTCCATCTGTAGATACCATCTTCAGCTTTAGATACTACTTTTTTTCTACCAGATGTAGAAAGGAAATCAGAAAAACCTTCTGAGCCATATCTACTCTTATACTCCAAAGTAATAAATTTATCTAATGTGACTGGATTCCCGATACCTAAGGCATTGAGAGAATCAGTCGTAACAAGCCCAGAATTAATAGTCTTTGGACTTGTCTGTTTTACGGACATTCGTAGTGACATACGTTATTGTTTTAAATTGTTTTTTGTTGTTTGTTAGCTAAAATCATAATCGGATAGCTTCTTAGTACTAGATACTTTAGTTACTGACTTATTAGTTATTCCAGCATTTGTATTCTTCCAAGTATCCATAACAGACTTGGTTTGTATTGTTTTACCTACTTTGTATAATTTCTCTATATTAGCAGGCTTATTCAGAATATCTAATTCAACAAATAGATAAGCCATAATAGCGTTAGCTTGTTCTGGATTACTACTTATCTTACTGTCTAATGCCGTAGTAATACCATTATCTGTTTGAACTGGCTTAAACCTAGCATCAAATAATTTAGACTTATCAGCTGCAGAAATTTTAAGATTTGGAAGAAGTTCCTCAGTTCCTTTTAGAAACTCTGAGTACTTTCTTTTATTCTCATTAAACATCTCAATCTGCTTAGCATTATTCTGCTCTAGTGTAGCAAGGTGTTCTCTCTGTGCATTAGTCCACTGTTCATGTTTAGTTCTACTAATTTCAATAGCTCTGTCTTTAGTAACTCCTTTTTCAAAATCAAAACTAAATAGAATCTCTGCCTTAGCTTGATCTCCTCCAACTAATCTAAGATATTCATCTACAATTAGTTTCTTCTCAAGAGCTTCATCCCTCTCTGTATCAAAAGTAGGATTATAAACAGCAGGTGCTTCAAGTGCATATTTAATAGCATCTTTAACATCCATACCATTTTTATAATTCTCTTCAATTAGTTTAAGTTCTGTAGGCCATTCAGACACATACTCTCTAACCATTGTGTTAGCTCTCTCTAATACTGTAGTATCGTAGAACTCTAATAGTTTCTCTGTTTGTTCTTCAAATCCTAAGTTCTTAAACTCTGTAAGAGTCTCATCATCTAACTGAGGCATAATACCCTTTTCAGTAAGAAGATTTAAGTACACTAGATTAGGAGAATTTTCAAGAGGTTCATCCTCAGTAGAAGGATCTTTCTCTGTATTCTCATCATCTAACTTATCGTCAGTAATTTCAATGTTCTCTTCTGCTTTTACAGCAGGTTCTTTTTCATCTGTTTCTTCTACTATTGGGGACTTATCTTGTTCTCCATAGAAGAAATCACTATCATCAGATAGTAAGCCATCTAAATCTATCATACAAATGTTTATCTTAAATTAGGTATTCAATACTAATTAATAATTTTTATCCTTTAACTACTGCTTCACCTTTAGTCTTACAAATAGGACATTTATAAGTACATAAGCAACCCTCATAAACTCCTACGTAGTTACATTTCAGACACTTTACTGTTTTTTTCATTCCACTCCTTACATTTACTATGTTTATAATAGCATAAGGCTGGTACATAACAGCCACAATTCTTACAAGTATTCAATACTCTATTTCTATTTAAGCATTGTTTACAAGTCGATAGTCTATTTTTAATAGTTGGAGTACTATCCTTAAATAGAAGAGCATACCAGCCAGTAAATATTTCCATTATCTTACTCATAAAGATCTTCTTCTTTAACATAACTAAGAATATCTCCCACTCTAATTAGTTTAAATACCTCACCAGCAAATTTAATATGAGCAGAATAGTTATCGTGACACACTTTGCTTATTAATACTCTATCACCTTTTTCTACATCCTCAATTCCAGAAGCAACAACTATTCCACTATACGGATGTATCTCCTCCATATTTAATCTATTTCTGACATCAAAGTCATCTAATGCTACACTAGATGGTACAAATATTCCAGACTTAGTAGAGGATTTCACCTCTATAATGTCTTGTTTAATTGCAACCCAACCTATAGGGGCTACAAGATCCTCTAATACTTCCTTCTTTCTAACCTTCAATTGTTCTTCCATCTTCTTCTGTGTTTTATGTTATTGTTTACTCTTATTGTTTGCAACTGTTTGTTTTACTTTTACTTCTTTCTCTTTAATATCAAGCTCTCTACGTTTCTGCATTGCATCTGTAGAGTTCTTAATCTTCTCTATATCTTGCTTATTTATAGCTAATTGTTGATCTATCTCTTCTTTATTCTGCTTAACTTCTGAAGAGTAAACCGCTATTTCTAAAGCATTCTCATTTTTAAGTCTCTGTATAAGCTCATTATTAGTAAGTTCCATTTGCTTAACTTGTACACCCCTCTCATAGATAAGTTGTTCATGTGCTAAGGCTTCTTGTTTCATTTGAGCTTCTGCATCTTGCTGCTGTTTGGCCTGATTCTGAGCCACTCTTTCTTTACGTCTTTCAGCTCTTTTTATGACCATAGAAGAATAATTAATGTCATCATTCTCTATAATATTTAAGTAGTCTGACAAAGGTATAACTTCTGCTTGTAATAGAGTAGGAGCCATCTCCTCAATAATACCTTTAAGTCTAATATCAGTATAAGAATCAGATACACTTAGACCATAGTCACTTTCAGCAAATTCTTCCCCATCTATCTCATCAATAAATTGAAAGAAATCATCAGACCAATCAGATAGTTTTATAGTCTTAGAGGCTGCCCATATCTTAGATAGTTCTAGGAGATTATTATAAACATCTATCTTAAATCTCTCATGGGATTTAAATTCTGGCTCTGTTGTATTAGAAGATTGTTGTACAGATCTTTCTATTCCTCCTTTAGTTTCCCTATTAGATACTTGTCCCAATCTTTGTGGAGTAACACCAGTAATCTCATATAACTCATTGCGTAAACGATCTAATACTTCTGCAAGAGATCTGATACTTTCTAATTGAGATAAATTTACTGATCCCCCTACATTTGGCGGATTATATACCTTACCCTCAACTATAGAATCCCTAGTATCAATGAATTTAATGTTAGCAGCTTTAAGATAGTAATATACTTTTTCTATATCCCAACCTTCTTGTTTAGGCATAGAAGCCATATCTATAACCGCTACATTACCTATATTCTTACCTATAGCTATTTCATGTTCATGGTTAACTACGTTATATAGATATTTGATATTCTTAATAGTATGCATTAAAGATACAGCACCTTTATTATTTAGGTTCTCTATGTAACCTATAAACGGATGTGCCCGTAAAGTAAAGTCAGTCTTAGAATATACATTGCCCTCCCAAGACTTCATATTAACATAAATATCACTACCTATCAAAGTACCCTCTTCCCAAGTGTCAATATAAATAGTGTCCTTTAAAATCTCTCCTAACTCTTCTCTTACTTTATAGCTTTCATCAAACATTTCTGTAGCTACATTACCAGACTCATCCACTATATCTACTATCTGTATTTCTCTTTTACCTTTCCAGAATACTCTAATAACTCTAATATCTCCAGAGTCATTTATGTAGGGGCCAATAGTGTCAAATGAACTGCTATCAGGATTCCAAGAAATAACATTACCATCTGCTGTCTCAATGTACGTAGGAGCAACTGGCATATACTCTGGATAAGGTGATTTGTTATCACTATTATCAGGTTTGTATAACTTAGAAATTTCCTTCTCTGTTAGATCTTTTCTATAGTAAGATATTATCTGAGATGGATTTAGATAATCAACATAGACTATTACATCGCTATCTTGTATCTTATTAGTAGTACCAGTCCCAAGAAGAAATAAGTTAAGATCATTTACATGCTGAACTTTAAGATTACCATTTACAAAATCACAGAAAACTACCTCTTCTCCCACATATAGTTTAGAGTCAAATGTCTTCGAGAATATTGCTAATAGATCATTATCTCTTTCAAGTTTATTGAGGAGTTTCTTAGCTCGTATTGCTTTAATATCTCTATAATTAGAAATAGTATCCATTAGGTCTTCTATCTCTTCTTTTACTTTCTCAGGCTCTATCTGTTCTGCATTTACCTTCTGAGTTAGGAAGTCTACAAGTATCTTACGTTTATTCTCATTAATCTCTGATACTGCTTCTGGATTTACTCTCTTTACTTGATAATTAAAAGGACGTTGTGCTTCTTCTCCTTTAAGTAATTTAAATATACCTTGCTCAAATGGAACATTACGAATGGATTTAAAAGAATCTTTCATATCTTCTATTTGCATAGGATTAAAAGTCTTAGCCATATCTCTAGGATCTAACTCATCTATCCCTAGTTTATATAGAACATTTCTTTCTTCCCTAGAAAATCTAGCTATATTAGATCCTTCTGTACCAGCCATACTTATAGCTGCATCAACACATTTCTTATACCACTTGTCTGTTTTCTTAGACTTGTTTATTGTTTGTATAGGAAAGTCGTATCTGTTTACTAGCATAATTAAATATATTTAGACAAATATACAACTTAAATAAGTTTCCTTTTAAAAAAAGAACAATCATATTGAGATAAAGCTACTTTGTTTTCTTCTAGTTTAAATTTAGCTAAATCAGCTATATAAATAAATAACATTACAATTGCTGAAATATCATCATAGTTACCTACCTCTTCCCAAGCTATAGTCTCTTTAAGAATAGATTCAGATTCAATCTTCATCATATTAGTTATCTCACTATCTTTAGGTTCACCATAAGCAACAGATTCAGTCCAAGCTTTATATTCTTGTAAACCAAATGCAATAGTTGCTGGTACTGGAGCTGTTCCTTTTCTTCTATTACCTACTAGAGTAACTTTAGATAATCCCATCTCCTTTACTATTTCTGGTTGATCGCATAGTAGATGTAGAAATCCTTTCTTATCAAAGTAATTATAGATACCTAAGTTAGCTTTCTCATAGTTAGCAGTAGCATTATAGTATAGTAGTAATCTTCTACATGTCTCATAAAAATCAGCAGCTCTAGGTCTTCCCTTAAATTGAGCTACTATCTTACTAGTTAATCTATCAAATAATACTATAGATCCCATAGAGTTAGTACCAGATGCATCATTATCATAACTATCTATACCAGCTACATATCTCTTTTTAATAATACCATTCTCATTCTGTACTGGATGTTCATATATAATAATAGATCCTACCTTATCTACACAATCCTTTAAAGGAAACTCATATATAGGAGATAAATCTCTATTACTCTTAAAATATGGTTTAGAGTTACCATCAAACTCTATAGTCCCTACACCACTAGCATTTCTAAATCGTTCTTTATGAGCCTCTATTTCAGATAATCTCATATTAGCAGTAATAGTGTCAAAGATAGTTCCTGCTGTTTTTAAGAATGCTTCTGCTGGAGTTAATGGATATTGAGTTAAGAAGTCATTATAAGCTTTCTTATTATTCTTCCTAGACTCACGTTCTTCCATAATAACTGCATAAGCAATCCTCCTATTAGAGTTACCTTGAGCATCTACTCCTAAAGTACCTATAGGATATGTTTCTCCATTAATCACATACTCCTTTTTAGTTATACATGGGTAGAACCATGCTGAATCTATAAAGTAACCACAAGTACCACTAGCATTATTATCATAGATGTTATCATACTCCTGCATTAAG